TTTAAGTGCTACAGGTATAGAAATGAACCCAGATTATTTTGATGTGGCTGTAGAACGCTTAAAACGCGAAGAAACACAATCATCCTTGTTTCAAGTACATTACATCAAGCCAAAGCAAGAAAAGATGAAGTTATGATAGTAAGATCAGCTAAGATACAAGATTTGAAATATATAAACCATCTTTCAAAGATAGAGAGTAAATCACTTGGATTTATACCAAATCCTGCATATGAGTCGGCAATCACAGGAATAAAGACAGGTAAAAGATGGTCTACAACCTGTAATGATAAAATTTGGGTAGTTGAAGAGAACAATCAATTGGTAGGTTTTCTGATGATGTCTTTTGGTAAATGGTCAAAAGTCAATCAGATAGCGATACAAGAAGATGCTAGAATGATTGAAAGAGGTAAGGCACTTTTGAAATCTGGAACAGAGTACGCAACCAACATTGGAATTCATGATTTTGTTTGTGGTTGTGCTGATGATTTAGAAAGTAATAAGTTTTGGAACGCTATGGGATGGAAGAAGTTAGGTCAAAGAAAAGGAATTAGTCATAAAAATACTTGGGTCGAAACAAGTGATAGAGTAATTAATGTCTATCATAAGCAAAATAACAGTTTATTTTTTTAGTAGTAAATATAGACTTTTTAAATGTAGAGTGCTAAAAATAACTAGCTTCGACTGAAGTTTTGCTAAGTTCATGACCTTACTCACGATCCCACTTAGCACTGTCTTCATTTGATTCTCCTATGTGGAACTGGTAGTTCTTCATTTTTTTTCGGTAAAGGGGGTAGGTTTCCATTCAAAATCTGCCCCTTTTATTTGAAATAAATAATTTCCGTGGTATATAAAAAAGCATGGACGATAAAAAGAAAAACCCTGTGGGTAGACCAAAAACATACATAGACCCAAAGAAATTGGAAGAGCTTTGTGTTTTGAATTGCACAATGCCAGAGATTGCCGCAGTTTTTAAAATACCTTTACGCACGTTAGAAGATAGAGTCAGTGCCGATAAAAATCTCAAAGAGATTATTGATAAAGGCAGAAAAGAAGGGATGATATCGGTAAGGCGCAAACAGTTCCAAATAATGAATGATGATTCTAATCCTACAATGGCAATATGGCTTGGCAAGCAATTGTTGGGTCAAAGGGATAAACACGATCTTGTAACAGAAGATAAATCTAGTGAAAAACTCACACAAGCGTTTGACATGATTGCAAAGATGGCACGAAATAAGGCAGAAGAAGACAATGCCTGATGCTTCAATGGATTTAAAAGACATCAAAAAACTTGAAGAGATAGCCATTAATTTAGATACAGAAGCAGAGAAATCTGCTTTTTTTGCGTTTGCACAGTGGGCAACAATATCCAGAAAGAAACAATATACACCAGAGGGCGATTGGTCGATATGGTTAATATTAGCAGGGAGAGGTTGGGGTAAAACACGCACAGGAGCGCAAGACATTGTGTCTTATGCATTATCCCACCCTGATGTTCGTTGTGGCGTTGTAGCCCCCACACAGGGCGATTTAAGAAGGGTTTGCTTTGAGGGAGATAGTGGGCTTCTCAAATGTATTCCAGATGCGTGTTTCCTAGCATCACGATCCGAATCTTACAATAAATCTAATATGGAAATATCTTTGTGGAATGGTTCAATCATACAAGGTTTTGCCGCAATAGAACCAGATAGACTAAGAGGGCCGCAGTTTCACAGAATATGGGCTGATGAGGTTGCCGCTTGGAGATATTCAGAATCCTTTGACCAGATGATGTTTGGATTGCGATTGGGTGACGACCCAAGATTAGTTATTACGACAACGCCAAGAGCGACACCTTTGATAGTCGGATTAGCGAAAAGAGAAGGTAAAGATGTTCATTTAACTAAAGGTTCAACTTTTGAGAACTATAAAAACCTTGCTGAGTCAGCATTGCAACAACTTAAAGACAAATACGAAGGCACACGACTTGGCAGACAAGAGTTGTATGCAGATATTTTAGAAGAGCAAGAAGGTGCGCTATGGAACTATGGTATGATAGACTCTTCGAGAATATCCAGAGATTACAATGTAGATTTCCAAAGGGTGGTTGTTGCTATTGATCCTGCGGTAACCAATACAGAAAATTCAGACGAGACAGGTATAATTGTTTGTGGTAGTAGCATTGATGGACGTTTTTATGTTATAGATGATCTATCAGGTAAATATTCCCCTGATGGTTGGGGTAAAAAGGCAATAGAAGCGTATTACAGGCATAATGCAGACAGGATAGTTGCAGAAGTTAACAATGGGGGCGATTTGGTGGAACGATTGTTGCGAAATATAGATAATCAAGTGCCATACACTCCTGTTAATGCAAGTCGTGGCAAGATTGTAAGGGCAGAGCCAATAGCCGCCTTATATGAGCAAGGAAAAGTTCATCATTTGGGTTCTTTTCCAGAATTAGAAGATCAGATGTGTTTCTTTACGCCAACAAGCAAGAAATCACCTGATAGAATGGATGCCCTTGTTTGGGCTTTAACGGAACTTAGCTTGACCAATGGGAAGGCATATTGGAGGATAAGCTAATGGGTTTGTTTGATTTTTTACGCAGAAGACCGTCACTAGAGACCAAAGAAGCACCACAAGTTGTTTTGAATACCACAGGATATTCCTATAGTCGTAGAGATAATTATGAAAATTATGCAGATGAGGGTTATTCACAAAATGCGATAGTTTATCGATGTATAAATGAAATAGCCAATGGTGCGGCATCCATAGGTTTCAAGGCATTTCAAGGAGAAATGGAACTTGATCAACATCCGATTCTGAGTCTTTTAAAAAAGCCTAATCCAATGCAAGCAGGTGTGGAATATTTCCAAGCGTTATAGTCTTATCTGTTAATATCAGGAAACAGCTATTCACAAGTTTCAGAAGTAGCAGGAATTCCAAGAGAGTTATATTTATTAAGACCAGATAGAGTAAGGATTAAATCGGGCAAAACAGCAAGCCCAGAAGGTTTTGAGTATATCATCAATGGAAAAGTAGTCAAAACATATCAGGCGGATTCAGTGACAGGTGCTTCTGAAGTAAAGCATATTAAAATGTATAATCCACTTGATGATTTTTATGGAATGTCACCAATCAAAGCGGCATCTGTTGATATAGATAATCACAACGCAGTAAACAAACACAATGTTTCATTATTAGAAAATGGTGCAAGACCATCTGGCGCAATCGTATTCAAACCTCAAAACGACAGAGGGATGGCAATGCAACTTACGGATGGGCAACGACAACAGTTGCAAGATGATTTGCGGATGAAGTTTCAAGGACCAAAGAATGCAGGGCGACCTTTATTGCTTGAAGGGGATTTTGATTGGCGTGAAATGGGGTTATCTCCGAAAGATATGGATTTCTTACAACAAAAACATATGGCGGCTAAAGATATTGCCCTGTGTTTTGGTGTGCCATCACAGTTGATAGGGATACCAGATGCCCAAACTTACGCTAATGTTCAAGAAGCACGATTAGCATTATATGAAGAAACAATCATACCCCTTGCTAAAAGAGTGGAATCAGATTTGAATGAATGGCTTGCCCCCATGTTTGGGGATGACATCTCATTAGCATATGATTTTGAATCCATTCCTGCCATGACTGAGAGGAGGCGCAGGACGTATGAGAATGTGGTTCAAGCGGTCAGAGAAGGTATTATCTCAAGGAATGAAGCCAGAGATAGATTAGGTTTAGAGCCGATTACAGGAGGTGATGATGTCTTTATCGCGGCTAATCTCTTCCCTCTTGGTTCAACAGAGGTTGCACCTGCCGAAGGGGAAGAAGCAGAAAAGGATGGGCAAGATGCTGATGGATTTAAGAGACAAATTGAAAAAGATATTTTTACAACTCAAGAAGAAGCTGAAGAGCGTTCTGAAGAAATAGGATGTTTTGGATTCCATGATCATGATGGTGAAGATGGAAAAATATTCATGCCTTGTGCTTCTCATGCGGATTACGAAAGATTGACAGGAGAAAAACTCCCACAAAAATATCACACTGCTGACCCCGAATACCAAGTAACGGAGGAAGACGATGACAAGGCAGAGAGCGACATTGACACGAAACCTACTCAACAAATGGCAGAGGAGGCGGAACGTGGTCTCGCTTACCGAAAAGAATATAATAGAGGAGGTACAGCAGTTGGTGTTGCTAGAGCCAGACAACTCATTAACCGCGAAAGATTGTCTCCAAGAACTGTTCGGAGAATGCACAGTTTTTTCTCACGACATGAAGTTGACAAACGTGCGGAAGGTTTCCGCCAAGGAGAAGAAGGATTCCCAAGCGCAGGAAAAATAGCGTGGCTATTGTGGGGCGGTGATAGTGGTCAAGCATGGGCAAGGCGCAAAGTAGCTCAGTTAGACAAAGAGCGTGATAAACAAGATGAATTAACAGATGCCTATGTTGAAATAACTATCTTTGATGAAAAAGCTAAAGTATCTGAAGCAGTTAAAAGAGGTTTGGCGCAAAAGGTTAAAGACCATAACGAAAAGCATGGTGATAAAAAAGGTAAGCGTGTTACACAAAGGATGCTTGAAGCAGTCTTTCGCAGGGGTGTAGGGGCATATAGAACAAATCCGCAATCTGTAAGACCAAATGTGCAAT